CTAGACCGCCTTCAGCGAACGCGGCGGGCGGCCGGGCTTCCGGTCTCCTGCACGCGCCTTCATCGCCTGTGATAGCGCGGACTTCGGGTCGCGCAGATCCCGCTGCCACGCGATCACCTCATCCTTGAACCACAGCTTGCGGTGCGGCGTGATCGGCTCGCCCTGCGGGAAGACCTTGTCACGCTCCAGCCGGAACAGGGTCGTGCGGCTGATTGGGATGATCGCGAGAACCTGCTCGGCGTTGAGCATGGGCCGCACCTCGGAGGCAGACTCGTTGGTGCGTTCGTTTTCGTTGGTGGCGGTCTTGGTGCTCTGGTCGCGGTCGCTCACGGGCGGCCCTCCTAACGCTTGTAGACGGTGGGGGGCGCGCCGCCTGCGGCGCGCTGGTTGGTCTCCTCGCAGAACGCCAGCGCCGACAGGTGGTCGCGCAGATGGCGCAGGGCGTCGGCCGCCTGCGGGTAGGCGATGTGGTACCGGGCGACGCGGTCGAGGTGCAGGATGAGATCGCGGAGCGGGCTTTGCGCTCCCCCTGGCGAGCCCAGCCGGGGCTCGGGGGCGAGCATCGAGCGGTGCGCCCAGTCCTGCCGGTAGTCGCAGTGGCAGCACACCCAGCCGCTGTGCGTGGCCACGAGGGTACGGTCGGCGCCGTCGTGGGCGTCGGGACAGGTGAACGGATGAAACACGCCCAGCCGCTGGAAGCGGTTGAGCGCGTCCACCTCGCTCGATGTCCACGGGGCGGTGGACCTGTCAGTCATGGTGCCACCCCTTCAGGTGGTCGATGCCCTTTCCGGTGATCGAGTAGCTGATGGGGTCGTAGCGTTTGCGGTCGGGGCTGATCTCGATCAGGCACCGCGCCATCAGGACGGCGCGGTGTTCGCTCTTGGGCAACCCCTTCGCGCTGGGGCTGGCGGGGGTGTTCGCCTTGAACCAATTGAGAGCCTTGCGCTCGTCGAGGCTCAGCGGGCGCTCGGGCTTCTTTGGGGCTGGTGCCGGGGTCGGCGCCTCGACATCGCCGACGCCCATGAAGGGATCATGCTGCGCCATGGTCACAGCCTCAGCAGCCGGTCGGCGATCTCCCCAACCGCATCGCCGATGCGCGTGGTCTCGTCGTTGACGCGCATGCAGGCGTCGATCTGCTCGTTGAGGGTAACCTTGGTGGCGGCACCGCCGACCAAGATCTGCTGCTGCAGGGCGTCGAGCTGCTTCTTCAATTCGACGATGCGCTCACATACATCGCCGACGACCTTATCGACCAGCGAGTTGATGGCGTCGCGCTGCGGCGCGCCGTAGGTGGGCGGCTGCACCATGGGCTGCTGCGGTGCAGGCGGATGCGCCGGATAGATGCGCTTGGCCGACCGCTCGATCTCGTCGCGCAGGGCGGCGATGCGGTCGCGTTCGTTGCTGTGTGTGTGGGATTGGCGAGCGTATGCGTCCATGACGAAACTCCCCTTGCTCTCTTGCTGAGAGCCGGGGAGCGTATCTCGTACTCAGTACGATACGCAACAGAGTTCGATCTAGGCTCGAACCTTCTTCTTCAGCAGCTCGACCTGCTTTTTCGCTGCCGCCAGTTCAGCTTCCGCCTTGGCGCGCGCCGCTGCACGCTGCTCGGCGGTTTTCAGGCTGGCTCTGAATTGCGGGGATAAGTGTTTGTCCAGTCCCCACCACAGCCACTCGGCGAGCGGTTCCTTCAGCTTCTCCCTGAGAAGGAAGGCGATTTCGCGCGGGATCGGGTAGCCGCGCTCGTAATTGTTCCACCGCTTCATGTCGATGCCGATCTTGTCGGCAAAGACTTGCTGGCTCCCCGCCGCAACGACCTCTCGCAATAGTCTGAGCCGCGCCTTGTACGCGTCGGCATCCTTCTCGAAACCCTTGATCTTCTTCATGCAATCTCGCCCCAGCGTGGTGTGCAGAAAGATACCTATAACTGGTATACATATAGGTAATGCAACCTGCGCGAAGTTGTATCGCACTTAGTGCGCCTGCGCAATGAGTACGAATTTATAGCTCGACCGTCCTACAAATCCCGTCGCAATTCCGCCGCCGTAGACATTTCGAACTTAGTTCGATAGCAATCTAGCTTGCGAACTGAGGTCGAGCATGCGCAGACTGACGACCGCGAAGGCAGTGGTCGATCACCTCGGCGGTTTGTCGAAGGTGGCGGTCCTGACGGACACGAACATCAATACCGCGAAGAACTGGCCGGGTCGCGCAGGAGCGTTTCCTTCGTCCACGTATGTCGTGATGAGCCGCGCGCTGCGGCGTCGTCGTGCGATTGCGGACCCGCGTCTCTGGGGCATGCGCGGTCTGGAGTAACGCGCATGGGCATCAGCCTCGACCAGTGGGATCAGCGGATCGGTCCACGCCTCGACGAGATCAGGTGGCACGCCGACGCGATCCTGCGTGCCGTCAACGCGATGCATCTGCAACCCGATTTCGAGGCGTGGGCTGAAGGCCAGCTGGTGCTGACCAAGGACGCCCTGACGTACTCGCTGCGTCAGGTCTCCCGCGCGCTCGATGCGTACAGGGAGAAGCCCCATGACACTGGAGCTGGTTCATAGCTCGCCCACCATCGAAATGGAGCAGCGCGTCCTGCGTATGCAGAGCGACGCGCTGATCCTCAAAAACGAGATGACCAAGGCGCAGGCTCGCGCCGTGTTCCTGATCCTGCAGGACGCCCGCGACAATCTTTCGAGGGTGATCGACAGGGCCGAATGGGACGGAGTGATCAAGCGATGAATGAACGTGAAGTCGACATGCTCCGCACCGAGATCGAGCGGCTGATTGGGCAGTATCCCGAGATCGCCGAAGACGAGGTGCTGCGCGCCGACATGCTCGATGGCGAGACCCCGATCAGCGACGTGCTCACCCACCTGATCCGCGAAGGTGAAGACGCGAAGGCGATGAAGGAGGCGACCAAGGCGCGCCAGGACGACCTCAAGGCGCGCACCCAGCGGTTCGAGCGGCGCGTCGAGTTCACGCGCGATCTGATGCTCGCGATCTTGGATGCCGCCAACCTGCGCAAGCTGGAGCTGCCGGAAGGCACGATCTTCCTGCGCAACAACCCGCAGCAGATCGTCGGCGAGGTGAACCCCGACACGCTGCCCGACGACCTCGTCAAGATCGAGCGCAAGCCCGACCGCACCAAGATCAAGGACGCGCTGAAGGCGGGCCGCGAGCTGCCCGGCCTCGTGCTCTCGAACTCCCCGCCCTCCGTTGTCGTGACGGTGAAGTGATGACCAAGTTCAATGACGAGCAGAAACTGCAGCTCAACTCGCCGCTGAACCGCTCCTACGTCAAGGAGCGCAGGCAGGGAGGCCGCCAGTTTTCCTACATCGAGGGCTGGCAGGTGATCGCCGAAGCCAACCGCATCTTCGGCTACGACGGCTGGCAGCGCGAGACCATCTTCGCCACCGTCGTCGCGGATTACGAGCGCGAGATCGGCGAGAACAAGCTGCCCGGCTTCGGCGTGACCTACGTCTGCAAGGTCCGCGTCACCGTGGGCGACGTGGTGCGCGAGGGCTGCGGCTCCGGTCACGGCATCGACCGCGACCGTGGTCTCGCCCACGAGAGCGCGATCAAGGAAGCCGAGACCGACGCGATGAAGCGCGCGCTGATGACGTTCGGCAATCCGTTCGGCCTCGCGCTCTACGACAAGGAACAGAGCAACGTCGTTGACGAGAGCGAGTTGCGCCGTCGGCAGGCTCTGGGCGCCAGGCGCGCCGAGTTCATCGAACACCTCAAGGCTACCATCGCTAACGAGTTCACCAGCCGCGAGAAGCTGGGCGAGTGGTGGAATAGCGAAGGGCAGAAGGCGGCGCGCCGCCGCTACGAGCTGAGCGACGAGGAAGTCGAGATGCTCAAGGCGCTGGTGTTGACGAAGGCCGACCAGCTCGGAGGTGCCGCCCGTGAAGCATGACATGCAGGCGTTTCAGCATGCGCCGATGATGTTCGGCGACGACAACAGGCTGTCGCGGGGGATCATCGTGCGCTGCCCCTGCGGCGCGGAGGAGCGGCTCCCCTACAACACCCACGCGCTGCCAGCGTCCTCGCAGCGCGATCAGGACGCCAACGAAATCCAGTTCGTGCGCCGCAGGCTCTTGCCACGCGGCTGGTTCATCGGCCGCAAGCGCCGCGAGCACCGCTGCCCGAAGTGCAACGCCTACCGCACCACCACGAAGCAGGAAGTCTTGAGGGAGAGGATCGAGCCTATGACGAAGGAACTGCCACTGCAGGTCGTCGCGAACAACAGCAAGCCGGTCGATGTGCTGCCGCCGCGCGCGATGTCGCGCGAGGAACGGCGCATCATCTTCGAGAAGCTGAACGAGGTCTATGTCAACGACAAGGTCGGCTACTCCGCGAGCTGGACCGACGCGCGGGTGGCTGCAGATCTCGGCGTGCCGCTGCAGTGGGTCAAGGTGATCCGCGACGAAAACTTCGGCGACGAGGTCGGCAACGAGGACATCCGCAAGCAGCTCGCCGAAGCCAAGGAGGCGCTCGCCCTGGTCCGCGAGCTGGAGCCCAGCATTAAGAGGCTGCTGGCTCTCGCCGACCGCATCGAGCGCTCAATTGCCGAATGCGCGAGGGTGTTGAAGTGATGGACCTATCCGACCTCGCACGCCGCAACACGATCTCGCTGGAGGTCAAGAAAGACGGGCTGACGCAACGTCAGTCCGGCGACTGGCAGCTGCGCCTGACCATCGCCGCCATCGACATGGACAGCCGCATCACGCAGGCCCCGATGGGCACGCGCTTCGCCTGCGTACTCGTCGAGGTCAACGATGACGAGACGCCGGCCGATCACGCCTCGATGGAGCGCGACAAGTGGCGCGACCTCGGCCCGGCGAAACAGGCGGGCATGCGCTGCAAGGAGCCGACGTTCTGGGCGTTCCTGCGCGAGGAGCTGCACTATGCGGATGTCGCAGACGAGGGGCACGCCGCCGACTGCGTGCGCCATCACTGCGACGTCGCGAGCCGCAGCGATCTCGGCAAGCCGGGCCGGACGGAGGAACGGCAGAAGTGGCACCAGCTCGATTTCGCCTATCAGGCGTGGAGGAACAAGGAAAATGGATAAGCAACGCATGCTGGAGAACGCCGTGATGGATGCGCTGGGCAAGCACGGCGCGACCTTCATCGAAGGGTTCGAGGCGCTGCTCGCCGTGATTGTCTACGGCGCGATCTCCTCGGGCAACACCAAGGAGGCGACGCTGAAGGCGATCATCACGACGTGGGACGACATGGTGCAGCACATCAAGGAGCGACTCGACGAGATGCCTCCGGCTGGCGAAGATTTCACGGTGGCGCTGTCGGAGCAGGTGAAGGCCGCGATGGCTGAGCATCCGGAGATGCGGGAGACCATGAAGGAGATGCTCGCACGATTGCGTCAGCATCTCGATGGCGTCCGCACCGGCAAGTACGCCAGCGCCAGCGAGGCGCTCGACGCGATGGGCGCGAAGCCGCTGGACCTCGGCGAGCTGCCCCCGGAGGTGCGTCGCGCGCTCCTCGACATGGCCGACGGCGATGACGACGAGTCCGATGCGACGATCAACTGATGCGCGACCCACGGCGGCATGACGAGGCGTACCTCGCCTACATCCGCACGCAGCCGTGCTGCATCTGTGGCGACGACACATCGACCGAAGCCGCGCATCTGCGCGTCGGTTCGATCAACGACGGGAAGCGGTACACGGGCATGCAGGAAAAGAGCCACGACAATTGGGCGCTGCCACTATGCTCGCGTCACCACCGCGAGAGCCACGCCTATGGCGACGAGCTGGGCTGGTGGCTGAGCTATGGGCTCAACCCGTTCCTGCTGGCGATGAAGTACCGCGCACCAGGAGAATGACGGTGAAGAAGCGTTACAGCATCTGGGTCCGCGAGATCGGCAGCGACCACGATGTCGAACTCATGCAGTGCGACTGCAATCCGCAGGCGCTGGTCGATGGTCTCTACGCCAAGCACCTGACGATCAAGACGGACACCGCGCGCAAGAAGGCGAAGGTCGGACGCTACAGCTGGGTCCGCATCGTCGATAACCACGCGGGGGACTGACGTGAAGCGGCGCTATCTCAACATCGAGATCGGCCCCTATCTGCGCGACACGCAGAAGCTCAGCGCGATGCAGAGCGGTGCCTATTTCCATCTGCTAATGCACTACGCGGTTCATGGCGAGCTGCCGCATGAGGACGATGTCGCAATGCGGTTGATCGCACGGTGCGATGCCCGACAATGGCGTCGCACCAAGCCTGTCGTTGCGCGGTTCTTCGACGAGCACTGGCGCAACCCGCGTGTTGATCGCGATCTGATGAAGCAGGAGCGCCTCTCGATCCTGCGCGCACTGGCTGGTCAGACCGGCGGCAAGTCGAGCGGCATGAGCCGCCGCGCCCGCTCGCGTCGCTTCGACGGCTAAAAAAACCGTGGATAAAGCATGGTCTCCAAAGTGAACCTTGTTTGGCGGTGCCGAAGGTCTTCACTGGAGACCACACGCTGAAGCCAACTCACTGAGATCATTCGCGACAGCTGAAGCAAACGCGAAGCAAAACTGAAGCAGCAGTTCCAGCAATTGCTTCCAATACAAAACTTAAACAACTACCACCTTCTCTGGAGCTGCGAGCCAGGGGCTTGCCAGTGGGAGGCTGTTGTGGCCAGTGTGCCGTCTCGCTCTCACCGAGACCGCAGATGCAGCCGCCCCTTGATGACGCCGGACCCACGGCGGAACGGCTCTCGAAAGCCGGGGAATTTTTTCAGCTCGTCGGCCGCTCACGATCCACCCGCCGCATCACCATGATGGACGACCCGCTGGGGCGCTCGCTGATGCGCCGGGTTTTGTCGGCGGTCGAATATCACGCTCTGCGCCGCTACGCTCTCCACTGGGCCGCGGCGGGCTTGCAGGGCCCGTTGAACAGCGTCGATCTCAACCGCGTCTACGCCTTCGATCCCAGTCAGATGTCCGGGCTGGCGCGCACGGAGGCGCAGCTCGATCACAAGCGGACCTACTACGCGGCAAAGCAGGCAATCGGCTTTCGGCCGTCCTACGTTGCCGATCAGGTGGCCTGCTTCGGGCGCGGCCTGCAGGAGACCGGCGAGAGCCTCGGGATGCGCTCGCCCTACCGTGCGCGGCAAAAGGCGGCCGAGCTGCTGTCCGACGCCGGGCACCGGCTGAGCGCATTCTTCGACGCCTTGCGCTGAGGGGCGAATTGAGGCACGGTTTGCCCATATCTCCAACTGTGATCAGTAGGGCCAACGGGTCAGAAGGATTGCAGTCAGGTTACGCGCGTCAAACATCCCGTATCCCTTCTAGGAGGGAACCAATCGGCCAACGCTGCGCACGAGAGCCGGGTATTCTCTCATCAGGCTCACTGGCGGACTGGCAGGCGATACGCCCTTCGGAAACCGATCGTTTATTTCCTTGCTAGCGATTACCCTGCACGCTTGTGTGATAGCTGAGCCGCCATCGGCAGTTGCAAGCCGATACAGATCGTGAGCGCACATTTCATCGACAACGTGACTGAACAGTGGAGGGCCGTCTAACAGTCTCCTACTGCCGTTCTCCCAAACATCGAAATCGAGATTGTACCATTTTATTCTTGGCCGTACGTGCCCCTCTAACCGCTGTTGGGCTTGTTCGTAGCTTACCAGCATCCGTTGTTGCTGCATGATGACCAATGGCAGCAGCGCAATCAGAGCAAGAGGGGTCTTCTCTCGCCAAGCGGTCACGCAATTTCTGATGATATCGGAGCATTGCTCAATATCGCGCAGCGATAGATTGAAGCCCTTGAATGCGCTCGCCGCGAACTTGGCAGGATCTTGTCGCGGCGACCCAAAGAGCTTCGTGCAATCGATGTCTGAGAATTGCTGCTCGACAAATGCGTCAACGGACGGGTCTTCAAAACGATAAGACTGGTCGAAAAATCGGAGTAGGTACCGACCGGCATCGAAATTAAGGCCGTAGAGCGCGCCAATAGAGTGGCGCAGCTGATCGGTGTCGGTAGCTAATACAAACACCACATCATCCACCTCGAACAAGTGCTTGACTCGCTCAAGCAAAGCAACCGCATAGAGCGGTCGGCAGCGGTCCAGTTCGTCAACCAAGACAAACAATGGCTTGCTATATTCCGGTTTGAATGCGGCTACGACTTCTTCCAACCGGGTTTTGAACTCATTGATGGTTTTCTGACCGAGGCGAAACTTCTCAAGCAATAACTTGCCTTCGCTATCGTAAATCTCGCCAAGTTTCTTTGCGGCTTCCTCAGTGGTACCCTTCGCCACATCTGCGCCCGTGGCTCCGATCAGTTCTGATATCTCTTTGATAGCATCGTCACCAGCGTAGCGGCTGATGGCCTGTTTAACCAATCCTTTTGCTGCGGCGGCAGCGACTTGCCCCCCTAGCTGGGTCATCTTGTTGAGAGGCCGTTTGGTCTTTATGGCTGAGCGGTCGTTCACCGCAGCTTCGATCCCGCTCATCACCGAAATTAATGGATCGTCGGCGTGGTCATCTGTCCAAGCATTCACGGAAGCGACCACATAGCCTTTTTCTTCGAGCGTGGTCTTCAGGTTTGCCAGGAAGTACGTTTTGCCATGCCCCCAACCTGCATCGATGTTTAAGACAAAACTCCGCTTGGCGCCGCGAGTGCCGCGCTCATCGATCTTTCGGGAGAGAAAGTTGGTCAGAAATTCGGCGTCGGATTTGCGGCCTAGCAAATCGTCTACCCAAGCTACACTCTTCACGGGCTCGGTCCAATGCTCAATCAAGGGTTCGGCGAGCAACCTATGGCCGCGCAGGGGTTCGCGCCTAACCTATTCGAATAAAACTGGTCCGCTTATCCACAATTTGGTGGCTCCCCGGCGTGGGAAAAGAAGCGCGATTTTAAAGAAGCTTGGGAACGAGTAATCCCATTATGCCTCATCTCGACACCTCAGGCAGCTCTTCGGGCTTTACGTTGGCGCGCTTCATTAGGCGAACCAGCATTGCGATGTGCGTGGGCACAACATATTCGCCCAGTACCCAAGAGCGCACGGAGCGCGGGGCGCTGCCGATGGCGCGCGCGAAGCTGGACTGGTTGAAGCCGAGCGCGATGAGCGCAGCGTCAAGCTGCGCCCCCGTCATTGGTGCGTTGAGTTGATCCTTATGCGGCGATCTGGCCACAGGGCTCTCCCTTGACGCGGTTGACGAGACGGATGATTTGTGCGGACTGCCACAAAGAACCTTCGGCAGTGGTGATGCCGCGCGCGTTCAGGATGGCGGCGATCTGGCGCGACGATTGGCACATGATCGGCTCGATGATCTCGCGCAGGCTCTCGGCGAATGCAGCAGCGGCTGCGGCCTTGTTCTGTCCCGCGTTGGGTGCGCCTAGCTTGACGCCGCGCGCCTTGCAGGCGGCGAGGGCGGCCTTGGTGTTCGAGGCGATGCGGCGACGCTCCTCCTCGACGAGGGCGGCGCGGATGTGCAGCATGAAGGGGTCGGCGTCCGGCATCTCGGTGACGAGGAACGGCACGCGGTGCGCCATCAGGCCCGAGATAAAGTGGACGTCGCGGCCGAGACGGCAAAGCTTGGAGACCACCACCGGCACGTTCTTGCCAGCGGCGCGGGCCTGCGCCAGCGCGGCGGCCAATTGCGGGCGGCGCTCCGGCGCGTCGGCAGCCTTGCCGGTCTCGACCTCGATGTACTCGGCGACGACCTCCAGCCCCTCGGCTGCGGCGAAGCGGTGGACGGCGGCCTGCTGGGCCTCAAGGCCGAGACCGGAGCGGCCCTGCTTGCCGGTGGAGACGCGGTAGTAAGCGACTATCTGGGTGTACTTCATAGTTGGCCCCCTTGTAGGTGCCGCCAAATAGGCAGTAACTGCCTATGTAGCCAATGATTAAATAGTTGCATTTGCGGCTTACCGGAAAAGACAATCACTAGGCAAAATAGCAATGATTTAGGATTTTCTTCGCTAGGCCTGGGGAGGCCAGATCGCCGCTTTGATTGCCTTCAGCTCGGGTCTGATAAGGAATGGACTGGAAGCGAAGATTTGACCGTGGCCGTTCATTTCTTGATTCAACAGAACCTTTAGCCGCTTAACGACAATCTTTCCCCGGCGGTATAGGGCTGGGTTAGCGTCGTAATCAGCAGTCGCAGTCATGGCGATCTGGCCGTGGTTGGGAGGCCCATGCCCCTGCTGACGGAGTTTGAACGCTTCTTCGGTCCTCAGATTTATCATGGCCTCAATGGATCGCGCGCGCGCCTCCTGCGTTGCAGCATCGAGAAGTTCCTGCGCTCGTTCGACGCTGAGGAACGGATTTACTGCCGAAATATGGCCTGCGTTGAGGAAGTAGCTCTCGATGTCGCTTTCAGTCGTCAGGATTGGGTGAATGTGAGCTTCGGTAAGGCGGGTGATAAATTTTTCGGCGAAAGCATCGCTCATGTAGTCACGATTACGATGGACGACGAGCCTCACGTGAGGAGCCTTGTCCAAGAGAAACTGGCCCAAGACAATCGCCGCATCTGCCTTACTGCTGCCAGCGTATGAAGCCACCTCAGTGTCATCAGGCACAAAGCCATTACTCCACAAGATGGCCTTAAGTGCATCTTTCTCGGTGTCCTCGGTTGCCACCACGCAACGAGTCTCACCATCAGCAAAGTAATCGACGGAATCCAACGCACCCAGATCGAGCAGGACCTCCGTGGTGTTGATATCTGGCTGATCAACAATTGCACCTTTGCTGAGCCAAATGATGCGGCTGGTGTCCTTCAGGCAATCGAGTACATGGCGGGAATGGGTGCTGATGATGGCCTGGAAGTCGCGCTCGCTTGCGAGACGGGAAACCAGCTCGCAAAGCGTTCTTTGGTTATCGGGATGCAAGTGGGAATCAGGCTCGTCGAGGATCAAAACGCGCGGCCGAAATAGGAAGATATAAGCACCGATCTGGGAGGCCTGCAGGATAGAAGTTCCGGCAGCATCTATAGGGAAGCGTGTCCATTGGGGCCGAAAAAACACTTCGATGTTCTCATCTGTGTTCTCATCGAAGTCGATCTCAATGGAGATGCCGGGAAAGATCGAGCGCATGTAATCGACAAAGCCGTCCCATGCCGCATCGTCCTGACGGAGCATGCGCAGCACGTTGCGCAGAGTCAGGTTGGCATCACCTCTAGCGACGAAGCGGCGGACCACCCCAGGGGACATAAACTTCTCTTCTTTCGGGACGCCGGCTAAGCCTGGCGCGTAGACGGTAAATGGGGCGGGGAGAGACATCAATTGTTCGCCAAGGGCGCGCCCGGTGATTGAGACCGCAATATTGCGATTGCGGCCGCGCCGAAGACCGACAACTGATCGGGTGCCATCGTCTCCTCGAAACTCGATCTCGATTTGGCTTGGTCGAGGCTCTTGCAACTCGCCGCCTGTGGCCAGTGAATGGACATCCGCAACCGGAGAGTACAAGAGCTGAGATGGATTATACGAAAGTTCGAAAGTGTCTTGGCGCCATGCGACGCCTTCACCCACAAGGCGAGCAGTCTGTGCGATTGAGACGCCGAAGTGGATCGCTTGGAGAACACTGCTTTTGCCAGAGTTATTTGCGCCAATGAGAAGAGTCACGTCGTCCAAGGGGATTTCGACCGACCCGATGAGTTTGAAGCGCCGAACGACGACAGAAGAAATCCGGGTCACGGAGTGGGCCTTTTCGATAAAACTGATCTATGGCGATAATGCACCTAACGGGTGCAGAGCAGATAAGCTTCCCGAATAAAGAGACTCAATAATAAAAAGGCAAGAGTGGCGACCTCGCCGGGAGTCCGAAAGACGTGGATACAATGGCTCGACGGCTTACTTTGGTGTAAGCTGAATGTCAGCGCGCACGAAATAGCGCGGTATCGCCAGCCGTTGTCCCGCCGGAATGGTAGCAAGTCACCCATGGCCGAAGGCGACCCCATCCGCATCATTCCCCACCGTGGCGTAGACGACGACTGCGGAAGCCTGGAGGTTTGGTTCGCGGACGGACGGAAATCGGTCAGGTTCTACTGTGATAATCTCGTCTCCCGCCGCCTGAACCCCGGCACCCTCACGCGACAAGAGGCCATCGAGAAGGCCACGGCGCTCGCCAAGGCCGAGATGGACAAGCTCGACAAGCCCGATCATTGAGCCGTTGCACGTGTCCACGAGTGACGAGGTTTGCGAATGCCTTCTACACCGCTCACCCGCATCATTTTGGTTCATGGCACGTGGGGCCGCGGATTTTGGGCTAAGAGACTGGATCAACCGGCGTTGCTGCCTCTTGATGTGTGCGGGCCATCGCCGGATGCGGACATAGATGAGCCTTGCAAATCAGAACGTCTCTTGCGTTGGTTTGAAACTGGCTCTGCCTTCCATGTGGAGCTCACACGGGCGATGCATGCCGAGGGACTTGAATTCAACGCAAGCAGTTTCCTGTGGAACAGCAACAATTCGATCGTGGACCGGAATGACGCGGCCGTCTGCTTGGCAAGACACATCCGATCCCTGCAGGCGGAAGCGCCAAATGATCTAATACTTATCATTGCACACAGTCATGGCGGCAACGTCGCCGTAAGAGCAATCCACATCGCCGGAGCGGCCCACACCGGAAACGTCAAATTAGTCACGCTGGCGACCCCGTTCTTGAAAATCGCTACGCAGACTATGTTCGAGGAAGCGGACGAAGGTTGGCTTCCTACCATTCCCGCCGAGATGCCATTGAGTCCAAGTGGGCGTGCACTCGTAGAAATGTTTCTAACGGCGGGATTTCTCATATTTGGTTTGGCAGTACTCTTCCTGCTGTTTCCCGCTTCTGAATTGAGGCACGTACTAAAGCCGAGCTCTTCCGATAACTCGTGGGACTATGTGAAATTTTTGGCGTTGCTGCTCGTTCCTATTTTGATCACAGAAAAACTCACAAACCTTCTCATCAAACTGGTCGTCAATCCGCAAATAAACTATCCTAAGAATTGGGGCTCATCTAAGCATGGTTTTGACGCTTGGGCTTATAAACCGGATAAACTCGCAAACCTCACATTCTATCAAATTCCGCCCCGCAAGAAGGAATGGCTCCTTGTTCTACGCGGTGTGGACGATGAAGCAACACTCGCGCTGGCTTCGGGCTCTATCGGCAACCTTGTATTTCGCTACACGCTCAATACAGCCCTGCCTGTTGCTGGAGCCTTCCTTTCACTCCTTTCAATACTATTGGTTCTGTTATCGCTCGGCATACTCCTGCTCGGCAATGACCCCACAGTTTCCAAGATGACTGACCATGCAGCCGGTCTAATTGCGATTATTGTGGGCATAGGCCTTCCGATCATAGGCCTTGTGTGTTTCTTACTGCCGGGACTGTTTCGAGCGCCATGTGGCAAAGAGATGTTTTTAGGCGCATGGCGATGCGAGGTCTCCGTGGATTCTGTACCAGATGCCGTGGACGGCATCCAAATCCGAACTCTGCCCGTTGATGTTTCTGATGGGGCGTCGCGAGTATTGCGGCACTACCTCCACGGCCATCCCAATGTTGTTCCGGCAGTCGTGGACTGGTTGAGGGGCGCAAAGGATGTTGCGCAAGGCCGTTAGTGAGGGAGTGTTTCTCGGCTTCATCTTTCGCGACAAGAGGCCATTGAGCAAGCCCCAGCGCTCGCCAAGGCCGACATGGACAAGCCCGACAAGCCCGATCCTTGAGCCGTTGCACGCCGATAAAGGCAGCTTTTACTCTCGCTTAGTTCGCGCCTTCCGCACGGGAGCACCTTCCGGCGGCGTCCAAGGGAAAGGCAACCTCAGCTTAGGCGTAATACCAAACGCAAGCACGGGAGATCCGCCAATTCGCCCGGTGCTTAGCCTCCACCGCGCGGAAATTACGCGGCGCTCGGTGACACGAGAGCCTTCAACCATAAGGGAGATGTGATGTGACGGACAAGTTGACCGTGGTCGTCGAGCAGGGCGAGCGCGGCCCCTGGCATGCGACTAGCCCGGAGGGGAAGGGGCCGCTGGCTGTCCAAGACGCCCGCCATGGCGGTGAAGCAGGCGAGCGGGGGCTGCTCGACCTGGAGCGGGCACGGAGGGTGATGCCATGAGCCGAACCATGCGGCATCGCGACCGCGAGCATTACTGGCGCAAGGCGGCCGGGACGTCGAGGCTGGCAAGGCTGCGGCGTGAGGCAGCGGCTGGGCTGGAGCACGCATTCGGGGACGACCGCACCTTCCGCAGGCTGGAGGCTGGAAGCGACCAACGGGGCGCGCAGCACGTTCCCATCGGAGAGCCAAGCGGTGCGCCCGCAGGCGCGGAGCGCTGAGCGATGGCACCGTTCAAGCGGACGACACTGCCAGCTCACTACAAGAACGGTCAGACGTTCGGACGACCGAGCACCTACAGGCCGGAATACTGCGAGATGGTGATCGAATTCATGGCGCAGGGATACAGTCTCACCGCTTTCGCCGGGAGCATCAGCCAGAGCCGGGACGCGGTGTATGATTGGATCAGGGCACACGCAGACTTCAGCCACGCGGTGTCTCGCGCGCGGGCTGCTCGGGTTACGGCGCTGGAGGCCAAGCTGCTGCGGGCGCGCAAGGGCGCCGAGACCTCGGCCGCTGTTTTTGCCCTCAAGAACGCGGAGCCCGAGGAGTGGCGTGACGTGCGCTCGGTCGAGCATGGGCACACGCTGAAGGTCGAAACCCTGACCGATGCGCAGCTCTACGCCATCGCCAGCTCGAAAGCCTCGGGCAATGGCACGGTGATCGAGGCGGAATACACCCGAACCGACGACGAACTGACACAGTGATACGACCGTTTCAGTGTTGCAGACTCGATCTGAGGTCGATATCGCTCCGCACTTCGTACCTATTCCGCATCGAAAGGTCCGCCTCGGTCCTGTCGAGGGGCAGGGGGCGTGCCCCTCTGGCCGGGGTACCGGGGGAGGGAAAATTTGGCGGCCTAAGCATGCTTATCTCAACACCCCACCCCATGTTTCCTCGCAACCCAAAAACTTGCCGTCCCCCTACCGCTGTGATGGCGCTGCCAATGACGCGCCGTGATATTGCGGACTATCTTGGGCTGACCATCTGTTTGTCGCGATTGCGTCGGGCGGGCGTACTGGAGTTTGCGGAGGTCAACCATCGCGAAATCAACATTCTAGACAGGCAACAACTGCATGCATTTGGTCTTCAAAACCATTCAGCGGCTCGATCTGCATCGCACAAATGAGGCGTGCGGCTCCCTTCATCTACGATTCCGCTGCGGACCGTAGGGCCATACATTTGGCAAGCGTTCGTAATTATTTTGTGTACCGCCCTCCCAAAGAGTGCTCAGCTTTATAAAGCAGAAGCAAGAACTCAGCGCTGATCCGGTTGAACCGGCTCATTACGTAGTCTGACCACTTCTTTCGGTCGGCCGCACTATTGCGGTATCGTTCTTCCTTCCATTGACCGTGACCCAACTCGGATGAGAGAGCCTGTACCCATTGTGCGTAAGTATTAGTCCATTGTTTGGTCGTCTCCATGTTGGACGGGAGGGTGATCTTCCGATGCGGGTTGCTTGAATCCTTGAATCTACTGCTAGGATATCGCTGCAAGTGGAGCTCAATCGCATGATCAATGGAGAGGTGAAGTATCACCATCCCAGATGCCCTGGCCCACTGGCTTTCTCCTTCGAAGCGTTCGTCTATTTTCGACCTAAACCACAGGCCAAACAAAAAGCTCGCCGGGATCATGGTTGCTACGGCTGCGCCCCCGAGGGCGGTTACTTTGCCCGCAAGCAAAGCGGCCTCTAAAGCACCGAAGAAACTGACGACAAAGCTTGTAACTTGCCAGGCACCATCAAGAAACGCTTTGAGCTTCTCGTTGGCCGCTGTCTGAAGTTGTACTTTCGATCCGACTGCATGGTCAGGGCCCGCCATCTGCAGATCCTCCTATTTAGGATTTGTCGGGTGCTGAAGCCGACGCGCTCAATGGGGCGGCTAAGATCGGGACTGCCCTCCTGAACTTCAATGGCGGAGGATGCCGCATCCGCTCGTGGATGTCCGGTTTGCGACCGCCGAGCAACAACGGCTACCGCCACTCAAAATTGGCATGTGCCGCTCTTGGGTCGTACGTCCGAGCAGAACTCACTCGCCACGGCCCCAAACGAGAACCGCGTGCGCTCGGCTGTGGCGTTGATCGGCTGCCGGTCCGTCGTTCCCTCTCGGGCGCCCCGTAACAGAGGCCACAGCTAAGGCTCGACACCAAGTATGATAAACATAGCACTCCTCAGCAGAGCGACGATACGGCACACTGCCGCAGCACTCCCTAGCCGGGTATGGGCGGGATCAACGGCACCAGTACTGGCCTGCTTCGGGTCACAAGCGGTCTGATCATGACCGCATCGCATCAAAAGAACGATGCTCCCCGCCCGCAGGCGGTGGCGGCACGGCCTACTGCACGCGTCAAGTCGTGGAGGGCGTAGCTGTTCGACTGGAATCGTGATTGCGGACCCTTTACGACATGGGCGAAATGTGCGTCCCCACCCGATGTCACCCCCAATTCCAGAAATCGCAGTCACGCCGTGGGCGGTGTGCAGGGGCCTCGGCCCCACGGGACCAGCGGGCGGTGTCCCTGTCGGACCAAACAACACCCGCAGCGGCGGCACCGGGTGCCTTTCCCCGGTGGCCGCCGCACCTTCGCCTTGGTTACGGCGTAACCAGCAATTCGTAACCAGTGTAACCAGCCCATGGACATCCAGACTGTCTTGCTGATTGCCCGGCTTCGACGGACCTTCAGCCGCCAGCCAGATGTGCTGAACGCCTGCTGTGAGTTGGAGCGGCTCGACCGACAGGTCGCTGACTTGGAGACGCGCGGGCGGGACGCCAGCCCGGCAGCTGAGTGTGCTGGTGCCGGGAGGGCGTCCGCCAGCATGACAAAACCGAAGCGGGACCGCGCCGCTTACATGCGCGACTATCGGAGGCGCAACCATGGCTGAGTTCTTCAGGCTGAGTTTCACTTTCAAGGGCAGCCGGGCCGAAGCCAAGGCGCTGCTCGACGAGCTGCGGAGCAAATACGGCGTCCGCAACGCCAAGATCGAGAAGACGCTCACGGCGGATGAGGCCGCGATGCTCGCCGGGGCCTACGACGAGGCTCGCGGCGCGCTGCGCGCGGTCGGCAAGACCAAGGGCTTCGCCATCGTCCCGCTCGAATAACCGCCTGTCGTAGCTCAGCGGTAGAGCAGCTGCTTTATTGTAGCCGCGAGATAACGAGACGGACGCCACTTCCTGCGGCGTCCGCTCGCTCATTTAGCTTAGAGTTAGATCATCAGATCAAAAGCCCAATCTCTGGCGGACCCATCCATCTCGTCCGACGAGGTCGTTGTTCCTATTCGGAGGGTTGCGCACATCGAAGTTACTTACATCGTTCTGCACATTGCCGATAATTGTGCCGGGCTGTAGATGCGGCGGCACCTGCTGCAGCATCTGCTGCTGCTGCATAAACTGATGAACGGCGGCACACGGTCCTGGGCCTAATGGACCACTGCACATCGGCCCAAGCTGCGGGTGGTACCACAGCACCTGTTGCGCAGAAACAGGTCCGCACGTGAGAGTGCCGAAGATCCCCATCGCTACTGCGATCGATAGCTTGCTAGCTGCTTTCATTCCGACGTCTCCTGTTTTGAAATGGACGACAGTCGCGTGGCGACGCTAGCTGAGCGAGAAAACGGTCAACGTGAACTACCCCACAATCTGGAGACGATGCGCTGAATTGACACAGCTTTGGGTCAAAAGCCGCCGCCGCGCCGATCATTCGCTGGATGATCGGCAAGCGCATAGAGGAGGTGACGGTCTCCTGCACGCGCAAGTCGTGCAAGGCCGTTACTGTCCGATCAAAATCATCGTTGCGGACCCTTTACGACACGGGCGAATTGTGCGTATTTTTCGTTAAGCCCCGGCATGCCGCCTAAGGTCGCCCGAAGGCGGCATCACCGGGAGCCCAGTCGGGACATCCGGTTTCAGCCCCCCAGCCCACGCCGGGCGTCCCGCTCATCGAGGACAGCGGTGATGAGCGACATCTACGACGAGATCAACCGCGATGTGTTGATCGAGCGCATCGACGTACTGCAAGACGCCTTGCACTCGATCAAGGCGTGGTCCGAAGCCTACCCCCTCGAAGTTTTCCCCGAGCCCGACCTGAAGAAGGCGCGCCAGCTGCTCGAAGCGGGCGGCGTCACGCTGGACAGCGTCTCAGCGCATTGCATGCGCCACGTCATCATGTCGGTCGGAGAAATCGCGCAGAGGGCATTGCGTCATGACTGAACGCTGCCAGACGAGCGCCCAGATCGCGCGGCTCGAGGCCCGCGTCGCGGTGCTGGAGCAGGTGATCTTCCAGTTCAATCCGTCCGCGCTCCGTCCGAACATCGACAGCGTCGAGGCGGTGAAGAATTTTCTGCGCAAGCACGACATCGAGAAGCTCTCGCCGCACGTCGCGCGGTTTCTGAGCGACCAGCTGCCGGTCGATTGGCGCGCGCTCGCCAACAGCGCGGGCGCAATTCGGACCTTCAAGCTGCTCGTGCAAAACGTCTCGATCATCGACGCGCGGAGGAAACTCGCGTGACCGACGACCGCGACAGGGTCAGGGCGCGCATGACTAGCGAGGCACGAGATCGCGATCTGAGCCTCGTGCAGAACCTGCGCAGATACTGCTCCGCGCACGAGCAGAAGGTCATCGACCTCCTGTTCGCCAAACTGATGCGCGGCGACAGGGTTGGGTTCGAAAATTCGCTTCGCTCCCGCACCGCCGCCGCTCTGCGCCGACGCGGCGTGATCACGGTGGAGCGTCAGCAATGAACGTGATCGTGTGCGGCGGGCGCACCTTCGAAAACTACGCTGCGGTCAAAAATATCTCGACATGCTGCACGACCTCCACCGCTTCACGCTGCTGATCCACGGCAGGGCGAAGGGCGCGGACACCTGCGCGCATCGCTGGGCGGGCGAGCACAAGGTGCCGGTCGAGATGTTTCCGGCGCACTGGCGGCTGCACGGCAACAGCGCCGGGCCCATCCGCAACAAGCAGATGCTGGTCGAGGGCAAGCCTCAGCTCGTGGTCGCGTTTCCTGGCGGCGACGGCACCGCCGATATGTGCAGGCAGGCCCGCGCTGCGGGCGTCATGGTGATTGATCTGAAAGATGAGCGCACGAGGGCAGAGGTAACACAGCGATGGCGGATGAATACGGCCCCCTCGACCGTATCCGCTACCGGCCCAACCTGTCCGAACCGCTAAGCAACCTCGTACAGGACGCCAGCGAAGCCGCCGCCGCTCGCATGCGCCGCTCCGTGAAATCGGACGTGCGCCGCAATTCCGCTCTGGAGGGCGGCGCCGACGCCGCCTCGATGGCGGCGGGGCTGGTGCCCGGCGCTGGCATCGCTGACGTGCTCGGCCTGCTGCCGGATTTCAAGGGCGGCTATCAGCCTTCATTCGGTCGCAACTTGCTCAGCGGCAATTATCGCGACGCGGCGCTGCAGACGCTCGGGCTCGGCGGCGACATCATGATGGCAACGCCGCTGGCCGCGCTCGGCGTGGCTGCCAAGGGCGCCCGCGAGGCGGCCCGGCTGCCGATTGCTGCCGGTGACATGCGCGTCTCGACGCGCTTCCCGACTGCTGTGAAGCGAACCGAAGACCCGCTGCGGCAGCACCTGTCGATTGGCGTCGAGGAGATGAGGGCGGACCCGGAAGGCTTCGCGCACAACACCTCGCTGCTGTCGCGCTATCCGGGCTTCGCGCGGCTGCAGGGCATGTCGCCCGATGAGGCGGCCCGCGCCTATGTCGATCAGGCCGCTGGCAACATGCGCTTCCTGTACGAGAACTCCCCCGCCGAGATGAAGGCGCGGGCGCCGCACTGGTACGAGGGCGCGAACCGCATTTCCGATGCGTTGGCGCAGCGCTGGGGTATCCCGCGTCAGAGCGTGTCGGCCGCACTGGCGTCGTTGTCGCCGCAAAAGGACTGGTTCATGAACGCCACGCTCGGTGAGCGCGTCGGCGACATCGTCATGGACAATCCGCGTGCGTCCGGCGACATGGTGAACTGGATCAGGTCGCAGCCGAAAGTGATGGCCGCGCCTGGCGCTGAAGATGCGCTGCGCGGGATCACCGGCAAGCGGCTCGATCAGGTCGATCCGAAGAATGCGGCGCTGTTCGTGCGAGCCTTCGACGAGGCGCACAATACACGCAGTTATCGCTCGATCCTGCCGGAAGGCGATTATGGCGATTTCATCACCACGATGTCCGGTGATCCTGGCAAGGTGGCATGGGGCACGTTCGGCGACATCGACAAGGCGGTGCGCGCGATCCGCTCGGGCGGCGACATGGGCATCATCTCGCCATTACTCGGCGAGAAGCACAAAGTGCGCTCGTTCTACAACAACATCGAGGTACCGAACGACCCGTTCGGCGACGTGACGGCCGACACCCATCAGGTCGCTGCGGCACAGATGCGGCCACTGTCCGGCGCGTCGGAGGCGGTGATCCAGCATCTGGCGTCCGGCGGCCCGGCCGGTTCGGTGAACGCGCGCTCCAGCGCCATCAGCGGGGTCAAGGGCACCTACGGTCTGGTGAACGATGCCACGCGGCAGTTTGCCGAGAGTGTCGGCCTGATCCCGCGCGGCGGGCAGTCCGCGACGTGGGAACCGGTGCGCGAGCTATTCGAAGTGGAAAACGGCTAGGAATAACGCTGCCGTTGACGACATCTGGGGGGCCCACGACCGTGGCGACATCTCAATCGACCAAGCTCGAAGCGCGATCTTCGATCTTGCTGGCGGAATTGGTACGCCTGAGTGGGCACGAAGCGGCATTAGCAGTACTGCTCCCCATCAGGGATCAACATATCGGTAAGCTCGCCGAAGGCTTCATCGCCATCAACTGGTGGGGTGAGGTGCCTGAGGTGATCGAGTCTGAGGAGCAGCACATCATCGATCTGCTCTGCGAGTACGACGCGGCGCTCTCCGAAGAAGCGAGCGAGTAAGAAATTCGCGCAACTACCTCTGCGCGCTCTCGCACGTTGTGCGCCTGTCAAGCGGCGATGCGGTCCATAAGACTTCTGCACCGGGCGCCTCGTAATTGTTGCGAGTTCGTAATGTTTGGCGTTTGATAGCTCTCCCGTGGGAGGGGAGCCTGAAATGCCACAAGAAAATGAGCGGCACCACTTCGCGCTTATGTCCGTGGTCGATGCTTTCACCGACATCACCGGGATGTCGGCCAAGCGGCTGGGTCGTTTGATCGGGATGCCGCATTTTGTATCCCACGTTCATGACGGCGTGGCGAACGAGCAGGAAATCAGGGCGGCCTTCGATCTGATGGGCCGCTTCTTCAGCAATCATGATCTCGGCGGAAGACGCCGCAGGGGAAATCCTCCGGCGAAAACTGCTTCGCGCATCTCTCGCGGAGTGGTGCATCGCAAACGGCTACACGCCAGCCCGTCACCACCTGCTGCTGATCGAGAAACTGGAGGCCCTTGCGCGCGGTGACATCCCGCGCCTCGCGGTGTTCATGCCGCCGGGCTCCGCGAAATCGACTTACGCCTCGGTCCTGTTTCCGCCGTGGGCGATGTCGCACTTTCCGAAGGCGCAGTTTCTCGCGGCCTCGCACACCACGGAGCTGGCCGAACGCTGGGGCCGCCGCGTCCGCAACCTGATCGCCGAAAACTCGTCGATCCTCGGCATCACACCCGACGACCAGAACCAGGCGGCGGGCCGCTGGGCGGTGAAGGAGGGTGGCGAGTATCTCGCCGCTGGCGCGCGCATCGGCATCGCCGGTTTCCGCGCGCTGTTCGGTGTGATCGACGATCCACTTCGCTCGCGCGAGGACGCCGACAGCGAGACCATCCGTGAGCGGCTGTGGGAGTGGTACCTCTACGACTTCCGGCCCCGCCTGATCCCCGGCGCGCGGCAGCTGCTGATCCAGACCCGCTGGCACGAGGACGACCTCGCGGGCCGCTGCCTCAACCACCAGCCGTGGGAAGTGATCTCGCTGCCCGCTGAAGCGAAGGCGAACGACCAGCTCGGCCGCGCGCCCGGCGAGTTTCTCTGGGGCGACGACGACTACGGCTACGGCGAACAGCTGCGCGAGCTGAAGGAGACGACGCCGCCGCGCGTGTGGTCGGCGCTGTACCAGCAGGCCCCCGCGCCGGACGAGGGCGACTTCTTCAAGACCCAGTGGTTCAAGCCGCTCGACATCGCGCCGTCGCACACCTTGATGCGCTGCTACGGCGCCAGCGACTACGCGGTGACGAACGAGGGCGGCGACTTCACCGTCCACGTCGTGCTCGGCGCCGATCACCTGAACAACCTCTATTTGCTCGATGTCTGGCGCGGTCAGAAGACGACCGATGTCTGGATCGAGGCGTTCTGCGATCTGGTCGAGAAGTACAAGCCGCTCGCATGGGCAGAGGAGACCGGCCAGATCAAGGCGTCGGTCGGCCCCTTCCTTGAGCGCCGCATGCGCGAGCGCCGCGTGTGGGTGAACCGCGAGCAGTTTCCGACGCGCGGCGACAAGGCGGTGCGCGCGCGATCCATTCAGGGCCGCCTCGCGCTCGATGGCATCTACTATCCGAAGAACGCTCCGTGGGCGGCGGACTTCTTCGCCGAGATTCTTAACCTGTGGGTTGGCAAGCATGACGACCAGGGCGACGCGCTCGGCCTCGTCGGCCAGCTGCTCGACAAGATGGTGAAGGGCCGCGTCGGCGCAACGCCAAACGTCAAACTGCCGGATGACGGCTACCGCTCGGTGAAACGCAACAACAATGTGGACGCCATGACGCTATGATCAATCTCGACACGGCTGTCGCAAATTATGCGAGCTACGAGAGCCCCAGCGACACAGCCACCTCGAAACTGATCATCCGCCGCCGTGAGTTCGAGGACTACTGCTCGGCGAAATCGCGCGAGATCGAGGAGCAGCGGCAGTCGTGGCGCTACTATCACGTCGATCAGTGGACGCCAGAGCAACTGAGGGTGCTGCGCAAACGGCACCAGCCGCCGATCACCTTCGACCGCACGGGGCGCAAGATCGACAGCCTGTCGGGCACCATCCGCCGCCTGCGCACCGACCCGAAGTGCTATCCGAACACGCCCAACGGGGAGCAGGGGGCTGAGGTCGCGACGCAGGTGATCCGCACCATCAACGACGCCTCGTTCGCCGAAGACCTTGAAGTGGAGTGCTGCCGCGACGCGCTGGTGCACGGCATCGGCATCGATGAGCTGATGCTGGTGCCCGGCGACAAGGGCGACCCCGATCTGCGCTTCGTCTATGTGGACCCGCGCACGTTCTTCTACGACCCGCGCAGCCTGCACTCCAACTTCGGCGACACCCGCTTTCACGGTGCCTACAAGTGGGCGGACATCGACGAGCTGGACGCGCTCGCCGACGGCGCGTCGGAGCTCGTGAAGGAGCATCTCGACGGCGATGGCGGCTACTGGACCGCATTCGACACCGACCGCGAGAGCCTCTGGGTCGATAGCCGGCGCCGCGTGCGCCTGATCGATCACTGGTACAAGCGCGGCGATCAGTGGCACTGGTGCCTGCACACGGGCAACGTCGAAATCATGAGCGGCGAGAGCCAGTTCTTCAACGAACGCGGCTTGTCGATCTCCAAGTATCACGCGTTCGCCAACATGATCGACATCGACGGCGATCACTACGGCTTCGTGCGCCGCCTCAAGGGACCGCAGGACGGGCTCAACCAGCACCGCTCCAAGGCGATCCATATCATGAACACGCGGCAGCTCAAGATCGCGCAGGGCGCCGTTGACGACATCGAGGTGACGCGGCGCGAGGCTGCGCGGCCTGACGGCGTGCTGGTCTACACCGGAGACCCGAAGGCGCTGGAGGTACTGCAGCCGGAGCAAGAGTTTCTGCAGCAGACCAAATACTACGAGGACGCAAAAACCGAGATCGACAGCTTCGGCCCGAACCAGCAGCTGATCCAGGAATTTGGCCAGAACGTCTCCGGTCGCGCGGCGAACATGCTGCAGCAAGCCGGGCTCGCGGAGCTGGGGCCGTTCCTGAAAAACTTCCGCATGTGGAAGCTGGAGCGCTACCGCGCCTGCTGGGTCGCCGCGCAGTATTACTGGACTGGCGAGCGTTTCCTGCGCGTGACCGGCGACCAGAACGTCGCGCAGTTCATGCAGATCAACGGCGTCGAGCTGGACCCGTATGGCCGCCCGATGCTGGTCAACGTGCTCGGCAACATCGATGTCGAGATCAAGGTCGATGAAGGCCCCGATACCGAGACGGTGATGGGCGACATCTTCGATCTGCTGATGTCGCTGAACCAGAACAACGTGCCGGTACCGCCGCAGCTCATCATCGAGGCGTCGAACCTACCGCTGTCCGAGAAGAAGAAGCTGCTCGGCATGCTGGCGCAGCCCGATCCCGGCAAGCAGGCGGCGCAGGCGGCGATTATTGCCAAGACGCAGGCGGAAGCGAACCTCGCCAACGCGCAGGCGGGCAAGGCGCAGGCCGATGCGGGCAAGGCTCAGACCGCCGGGTTCCTCAACATCGCCAAGGCGCGCACCGAAGGCATGCCGGACGGCGGCCCCGAACCGAAGACGCCGCTCGACTACGCGGAGCAGCTCGCCAACATCGAGGAGACGCAGGCGACCGCGGAGCACAAGCGCGTCTCGGCCGAATCGTTGCGCAACAAGGACCGCGTCACGCCGCTGCAGCTGCTCGCGGACCACGCGCAGCGTCATGCTGATCGCTTCTCGCAGTCCATCGAGCAGATCGCCAGCCGTGGCATCGAGACCTATCACCGCAATCTCGACCGGCGCGTGGATGACTTCCACCGCGCTGAAGATCGCGACAGCCGCGAGCGCGTCGCGCGCTTCGCTGCCGCGAACCGGCCGACACCACAGAGATAGCCGGGCTTACTTACGTGGCTCGGTTACCACTTTGGTTGATCCGTCCGGCGCTGCCTGCATTCCCGGTGGGCTTTGACCTTGCGGGCTTTCCGGCGGCGCGCCACCCGATTTCGTATTCAGCGGTCCTGTCCAACCTTGTGGCTGCAATTGACCTTTTTCCTCTGGTGCCGAACGTCCAGTGGCCATGTCTTTGGGGTCGGTCTGTGCTGCCGCAAATCCGCAAGACAGCGCCCAGCCAACCGCCGCTATCAGAATGATCCGCATTGCGAAACTCCGCTTGACTGATCGAACCAACAAGCTTGTCCCGCTACAGTTCCGAAATCAAATTCCCCGCAGCCGATGTTCCGCTCGGGGTAAGAGCCGAAAGCTTCTGCACCGGAAAGCAGACGTAAGGCTTCCTCAGTATTCGCCTTAGAAAACCGCCACCGCCCCACGCGGACTGTCCCCCGCGCCCGGTGACGGGCGGGCGTGCTTCACCGCGCGCCCGCACCCCTTCGTCCGCGCCACGACACGGCGCACACGCCCGATGTGAGCGAGATCGCATCGCCCTGCGAGAGGGATGTCTCGTCCACGCCGCCCGTCGCGATAGCCGGGCCACGTTCGCCGGAAACGACATTCCGGGGAGACCCAGTCCATGACTGACACGACGCAGGGCGCTGACGCGCTCGACGAGAATGCTTTGTTCAACGCGGCTGTCGCAGCCGAAACGCTCGACAAGTTCGAGAACCCGCCAACCGTGAAGGAGCCGGACAAACCGGTCGCCCTGGCACCGGACGGGAAGACCGAACCGAAGCCCGAACTGAAGCCTGAAGCCAAGACCGACGACACCGCGCCCGTTCCGCCGGGTCGCTTGCGCGAGGAGGCTGAGGCGCGGCGCAGGGCCGAACGTGAACGCGACGATCTGCGGGCGCAGATGCAACTGCTGGCGCGGCAGGCGCCGCCACAGCAGCAGCGTGAGCTGCCCAAGGGCATCGACCTGTTCGAGAACCCCTCGGGGTTCGTGCAGCAGGAGCTGAAGCCGTACCTCGAAAACATCCACACGCAATTCCAGATGCAGCGCGAAGCGATGTCTCTGGACTTCGCCCTGCAGCGGCATGGCGAGGAGAAGGTGGGCTTCGCACGGCAGGCTCTCGAACAGGGCATGCAGCGCGGTGATCCGCACGCGTGGAGCACCTACCAGCGCGCAATGGGTTCGCACGATCCCTACGGTGTCATCGTCAAGTGGCATCAGGACGGCGAGACGCTGCGCAACATCGGTGGTGATCTCGACGGATACAGGAAGCGCATTCTCGAAGAAGCATTGGCCGATCCCGAGTACCGGGCTCGCGTCATTGAAGCTGCGAAAGGTCAAGCGGCGGCGAACGGTCAACACGTCGCTCGCCCAGTCAAGCCTGCGGTCGCCTCTCCATCGCTCGGCAACATCGGTGCCGGTGGAGGCGACGCTCAAGTCGTCGAACCCTCCGACGCAGAACTGTTCCGGGCCGCAACTCAGGCAAAGCGGCGCTGAACACACGCGCCGCGCATCACCCAATGGTGAGCGGCTATGCTTACGTCCAACCACGTCAATAACGAGGTCATCAAGTTTCGCCGTCAGGTGATCTCGGACTTCCTGCGGCGCTCGCGCTTCGACCCGTTCATGGGCGACAGCTCCACGAACGTCATCGTGCGCCTCGCCGATCTCGAAAGCGATGGCAAGCAGGTCAACGTTCCGCTCGTCAACCAGATGTCTGGTGACGGTGTCGGCGCTGGCACGCTGCGCGGCAATGAGGAAATGCTCGACAGCTACGGCTTCCCGCTGTGGGCGGACTGGGCCCGCAACGCGGTCGCCAACAACCGCGCCTCCAACAAGGAGTCCTCGTTCAACGTCCGCTCGACCGCGCGCGATCTCCTGCGCGGCTGGGCACGCCGTGTCGTTCGTGATGACATCACGGACGCGCTGCTCTCGATCCCGACCGCGTCGGTGCAGGCGAACCGCTTCGGCGTTCCGGGCAACCGCGTGAACGGCATCAAGTGGTCGGCGGCGACCGCGACGCAGAAGGACAACTGGATGAACGCGAACCTCGACCGCGTTCAGTTCGGCACGGTGGCCGCCTCGGCGGTGCCGTCCACCTTCGCGGCGGCGGCGCTGCTGCTCGACAGCACCGCCGACATCATGACGGCGGCAGTGGGCTCGCTTGCCAAGCAGAAGGCGAAGCAGTCGGGCGTCTCCTCGGCCAATCCGGGCGTCTACAACGGTCGCCCCAAGATCACGCCGTGGGAGATCGAGGAGCTGGACGAGGAAATGTTCGTCTGTTTCCTCGGCGACGGTGCGTTCCGCAGCCTGCAGAACGATCCCGTCATGTACCAGGCGAACCGTGACGCGCGTGCGCGTGAGGGCAACCCCACCAGCACCAACCCGATCTTCACGGGCGGTGCGCTGCTGTTCGACGGTGTTCTCTACAAGAACATTCCCGAGATCACGCAGCGTCTGAACCTCGGCACCATCGGCACCGCGTCGGCGAACGTCGAGCCGTTCTTCCTGTGCGGTCAGGCCGCGCTGGCCTATGCGACCGGCCAGATGCCGCGCCCGACGCAGCTGGAGGACGGCGACTACGACTTCGTCACCGGTCTCGGCATCGAGGCGCAGTACGGCGTCGGCAAGATCGCCAAGGCACCGCTCACGGTGTCCGGCGCGACGGTCGACGATCTCGTCGATTGGGGCATGGTCACCGGCTTCGTCGCCACGACCTGATCAAGCGCCACATCAAACAGCGACAGCGTGGACGGACCCGCCCGCGCTGATTTTTCTCGAACGATGAGATCGTGATCATGGCTCCTCGCACTGCATATCGTCAGCCGCAGGCTGGCGGTCAGGGTTTCGCCCGCACCAAGAAGGTGTTCGGCGGTCCCGCCATCACGCTCGTTGCCGGTGACGTTGCGCTCAACGCACAGACGGCCATCGCCCGTGTGCCCAAGGGCTTCATCCTGCAGTCCATCGGCGGCACGGTCGGCGACCTCGATACCGGCGCTGCCCTGATGGTGGCGCTCGGTGATGCGGGCAACAACGCGCGCTTCTTCGCCGCCAACGCCATTGGACAGGCGGGCGGCGCGATGCCTGCGTTGGTCGCCGGTTCGGTCGGCTACGAGTTTCCCGACGATACCGACATCCTGTTGACGGCAACGGTGGCGGCAGCGGGTCTCGGCCCGACGCCGACGATCAACCTGCTGCTGGAAGGCTACATGAAGTGAGGGAACGCCGGGCTTCGGCCCGGCGTTTTTTCTGTTTCATGTGGAACGTATACCGCAAAGGGAAACGCGATGAAGAAAGCAACTGTGACGTACACCGCGCCGAAGGGCGAGGCGAAGACGCTGGACATCGGTGGCACCACGCTCGTCAGCGGCAGGGGTGACACGGTGATCTGCGACGACGCCATGATGGCGCGCCTGGAGAAGGCCGCTGCAGGCAGCGCCATGTTGAAGGTCGATGGCGTTGCCGATTACACGCCGCCGAAGGAGGCTCCGAAGGGTGATGAACCCAAGGAGGGGCCGAAAACGGAAAAGGACGAACACATCGGCAAGGCGCACCGCTAAGCCGAAGGCGAAGAAGAAGGTGAAGAAGGGCCGCCCGTGAGCGGCCCTTTTCTTTGGGAGGCACCATGGCCATCGAGATCATCAACGACCCGACGATTGCGGCGGGCGAGAGCCTGTCTGACGCTGTCGATTGCAGCGCAGGCAAGATCGTGCGGCTCACCATGCCCGCCGACTGGCTGAACGCGCCGCTGACGTTCCAGATTTCCAGCGACGGCCTGTTCTACAACGATGTGTTCGACAACAAGGGCATCGAACTGAAATCCGTCGTCGTGGCAGGCACGGCTGTGATCGTTCCAGCCGATTATCTCGCCGCCGCCAACTTCATCAAGTTCCGCTCGGGCACGCGTGACCTGCCGGTGACCCAGCCTGCGGAGCGCGCCTTCGCTATCGCGCTGGAGGTGTTGGGCGCCACGCCGTTCTCGATCCCGATCAAGCTGGTGCCGTGATGGCAGAGACCCACAGCGCTGAGGAGCTGATTAACAAGGCCGCAGCGATCCTCGGCAAGTATGTGCCGGGCGAGGCGCTCGGCGATGTCGAGCACGCGACCATTGACCGCTGCATCGACGACGTGATCGCCGAGATCAACAAGATCGTCGCCATCTCCGACCGCAATGAAATCCCCAACCTCGTGTTCGAGACCATGGCGCGGCTCGTCGCGATCTACGCGGCGGCCGAGTTCTCGAACCAGCCGCTCGATCTCATGGCGGTGCAGCAGCACGAGCAGCGGCTGCGCTACCTGATCGCGCAGACACCCACCTATGAAGTGCTGGCAGTGAATTACTTCTGATGAGCGATGTCCCGTTTCCCCTCCTGACAGCGCCGGGTTTCAAGCCACAGGCCGCAGGAGGCCGCGTGCTCAACTGCTACCCGGAGAAGCTGCCGGAGACCGCTGGCAAGCCGTATGGCTGGTTCAGGGTGCCGGGTCTCAGCGCGTTCGGCACGACGCCGAGCGGCCGCTTCCGTGGCGGTGTGCTGGTCAACAACACCTTCTACGGCGTGTTCGGCACGTCGGTCTATTCGTGGTCGGCCGCTGGCGGTGTGGGCACGCTGCTACCGGGCGCGATCCCTGGCAGCGAGATCGTGTTTGGTGCGCGCAACAACGCCGCCAATCCCGACGTGGTGTTTGTCTCGCCGGGCAACGGCGCATTCTGGATCAACGGCAGCGGTCAAGTCGTCACCTATCCCGACGCCAATGTCGGCCAGCCCAACGCGGTGGTGTTCCACAAGGGCTTCTTCGTCTTCACCTATGGCAACGGCACCACGCGCACCTCGAACGTCAACGTCACCACCATCAACGTGCTCAACTCGGCGACGGCCGAGAGCAAGCCCGACACGCTCTACCGTCCGGTGCCGCTCGCAAACGGCCAGCTGCTGCTGTGCGGCTCGACCTCGCTGGAGGTGTGGGGCGGCGCGAACGACAGCGGCTACCCGTTCTCCTACATCGCGACGATTGCGCGCGGCCTCGTCGGGCCCGCCGCGATTGCAGGTAGCGAGGACGGTTTTGGCAAGGGCATCTTTCTCGTCGGCGACGACTACCGCGTATCGCGCCTCAACGGTTACGACTGCGTGCCGATCTCCAATTCCGACATCGACACGCTGATCGAGCGCGAGACCAACAAGAGAGCCATTCGTGTCGGCGTGTTCAACTCGCGCGGTCACGGCTTCGTCGTCGTCCAGGGCGCGGCATGGTGCTGGATTTTCGACACCACGCTCAACACATGGCACGAGCGGCGCTCGTACCTGCAGCAGTATTGGCGCGGCCTCTATCCCGTGCAGGCCTTCAACAAGTGGCTGTGCGGCGACAGCGACGGCGCGAACCTGTGCGAGATCAGCGCGCAGGTGCGCAAGGAGCTGGGCAACCCGATCAACATGCGGATCGAGACCGGGCCGTTCGGTTCGTTCCCCAACGCGGTGCGGATCAACTCCATCGAGCTGTACCTGACCAAGGGCGCGAGCGACGCGACCGGCCACGACCCCGACGAGACCAATGTCGAGATCGCGATCTCGATCTCCCGTAACGGCGGTCAGAACTGGTCGAACCCGCGCAACGTCAAGATCGGGCGGCAGGCGATCACCAACGGGCGCGTGCGCGCCTCGATCTGGGGACAGGCCGAAGTGCAGGGCGTGCGCTGGCGGTTCGAGGAGAGCGCGGGCGTAGACTTCGCCTTCATGGGCGCCGACATGCTCGGGGACAAGCTGCGATGAGGACGAAGTTCTCGTTGCCCGCGCAGAACGTGCCGATCCTTTTGCCTGACGGCACTATGAATCCGACTTGGTACGAGAAGCTCAAGCTGATCGAGGGCTTCGTCAATCTGTTCGGCTACATCGATTTTTTGCGGCCGACCTCTCCACCCGCAGCGCCACCGACCGTCACCTCGATTGCCAACAATCAGGTGCTGATCTGGGACGCCACGCAAGGCCAGTTCAAGGCTGGAGCAAACTGACATGGCTGGTTTCTTTGACACGCTGTTCGGCGGTGGTGCCGAACGCGAAGCTGCGGAAGCCAACCGGCGGCTCGCGGCCCAGTACCAGACCTCGTCGCTTGATGCGCTCAGCAGCACCTACGGCCAAGGCACTGCCGCGCTCAACAAGGGCATCTCGGCTTACGACCCGCTCGCCGCGCTCGGCACCAAGTACAACGCTGCAGGCGATGTCTGGATGAACGCGCTCGGTGTCAACGGCACCGATGCCGCGAAGGGCGCGCAGTCCGTCTTCCAGACCACGCCCGGCTATGAGCTGACGCAGAACGCCGCGCTCGATGCCATCGACCGCAGGCGCGCCATCGGCGGCATGTATGCGAGCGGCAATGCCGACATCGACACCGGCAACTGGATCACCAAGAACCTCTACGAGACGCAGTATCAGCCGTGGATGGCGGGCCTGCAGGGCGCTGCGGGCATGGGCGGGCAGTACACGGCGGCGGCGGCACAGGGCCAGCAGGGCGGCTACACGAACCTCGCAAACCTTGCGCAGACCTACGGCCAGAACCAGACCGACGTCTACGGCAACAACATGAACACCAACGTCGCGGCGAACAACCAGCAGGCCGCAGGCGAGGCCGCTGGCGCGAAGAACCTGCTCGGCGCGGGCCTGTCCATCGCGGGCGCTGCGTTCGGCATGCCGGGCCTCGGCTCCAGCTTCGGCGGCGGCGGTGGCAGCGGTGCCTACTCTGGCGGCTCCTACAACTTCTCAGGCTCGCCCCTCGGGCAGGGTCTGAGCAAGTTGGGCGGCCTGTTCGGCTTCGGGTAGGAGGCTGGCGATGGCGATCAACCCCGTCCGGTATGACATGCCGGGCTCCTTCATCGGCGAGATCGACTGGTCACCGCTGGCGCGCATCGGCGAGACGCTGCGGAAGAACCGCGAGGAGGAGGAAGCCGCGCGGCTGATCGCGCAGCTCTACGGCACGGGCCAGCAGAATAGCCCCCAGCAGAATAGCCCTCAGGCGACTCAGCCGCCGCCCGTGGGGAGTCCGCCGGTCGCCGCTGCCCCGGCAGGCCCCGCCGTCGCGGAGCGCATCCCGCTGCCCCGTCCGCGTCCGCAGGAGGCGACCGGAGTGCCGGGCCCGACCGTGCCGCCGGGCGTCACGGCACCGCCTTGGTTCGACCAGGCGGCGGCCCAGACCTTCGGCCAGTATCCGCTCCGCAGCGGCACCGCGCCGGTCCCGACCACGCAGCCGCCGCCGTGGCCCGGCACTGAGGCGCCCGTGGCGCAGGCGCCCGTGCAGCAGTCACCCGTGGCGCAGGCCGCGCCGGTCGCGCAGGGCGACCCCATGGCGCGCTACGCGCAGGCAACGTCCGCCATCGAGAGCGGCAGTCCGCAGGGCAACTACCGGCTGGTCGGCCCGCAGACGAAGACCGGCGACCGCGCCTTCGGCCGCTATCAGGTGATGGGTGCAAACGTCCCCGAGTGGACGGAGCGCTATTACGGCCAGCGCCTGACGCCGCGCGAGTTTCTGATCAACCCCGAAGCGCAGGACGCGGTCTACAAGGGCGAGTTCGGCCGACTCGTCGATAAGTATGGCCCGACCGGCGCAGCCAAGGCGTGGTTCGCTGGCGAGCGCGGCATGAACAATCCAAACGCGCGCGACATCCTCGGCACCTCGGTGTCGTCCTACGCGGATCGCTTCAACCGCAACCTCGGCCTGCCGCCCGAGATCACCTCGGGCGCGTCGCGCGGCGCGCCGCAGAGCAACGCGCTCGCCTTCAACGAGGTGCGCAACAGCGCGGTCGGCGCGCTCGTCAGCGACCAGCCGCAGGCCCCGGCGATCAGCCCGGAGCAGCTGGCGGCGCTCGCCCGCAATCCGCTCACGCGACCGCTCGCCATCGGCCTCGTGCAGAAGCAGCTCGATCCCGGCACCTACGACTTCAAGGTGGTCGGCGACAATCTGGTGCGGACCAACAGCCGCACGGGTCGCTCCGAGATCATGATGCGCGACGTGAAGAACGATTACGAGGTGAAGACGGTCAAGGACGACAGCGGCAGCGAACGGCTCGTGCGCGTGAAGAAGCAGGGAGCCGAAGGCCCGATTGACATCGGTGGCGCTGGCGCCGACACGGGCGGCAAGGGCGGCAAGCTCCCGGCGAACTACCGCTGGCTCGATCCGAACGATCACGCCAAGGGCGTCGAGCCGATCCCCGGCGCGACCCCCGAGAAGATCGGCGACGAGATCGTCGCTCGTATCGGTCTCGCCAAATCGTTCATGGGCACGCTGCCCGATCTGCGCGCGCGCGTCGCGCGCGGCGATGTCGGCATCGAGAATTGGCAGAACCACGCGAAGGCGATTGCGAATGTCGGGGTGCCCGGCGAGACCAAGCGCATGCTCGACGCAGGCGCCGAGAGCCTGATCCGCCTGCTGACCGGCGCGGGCATGAGCCAGACGGAGGCAGAGCAGAACGCGCAGCAGTATCGCATCACGCCGCGTGACACGACCTTCACCATCACCTCCAAGATCAACGGGCTGGAGCGGCACCTCAGCACGATGGGCGAGCTGCTCGGCAAGGGGAGGGGTGGCGGCAATCTGCTGACCGGGCCGTCGGCTGCGCCTGTTGCCGCACCACCGGCTCCGGCAGTAGCTGCAGCGCCAGCGAAGGGCGGCTACGTCGAGACCAAGACGATCAAGGGGAAGACCTATGGCCGCAGGGCTGATGGCAGCTGGAACGCGCTCTGATGGCAACGCCCGTCACCGATGCCGCACTGCTCGCTGAGCTGAACGGTTCAGCAGCGCCGACCACCGGCACGCCCGTCACCGACCCCGCCGTGCTCGCGGAGCTGGACCCGATCTCGTGGTCGGATGTGCCGGGGCGCGCGCTGATGAATGCGCCGTCGAGCCTCGGCAACTTCGTCTCCGACATCGTGCAGCCGATCCTGCATCCGATCGACACTGCGACCGCGATCAAGAATGTCGGGCAGGGCTATCTCGAAAAGGGCGGCCTGATCTCGGGCGACGAGCACACCCAGTACGCCGACGCGGTGAACCAGTATTTCGCCAACCGCTATGGCTCGACGGAAGGCTTCAAGCGCGCCCTGGCGGATGACCCAGCCGGTGTGTTCGGTGACATATCGACAGTGCTCACGGGCGGCGAGACCGCGCTGGCGCGCCTGCCGGGTCTCGCTGGCAAGGCCGCGAAGGTCGCGGGCGCAGCGGGGCGTTTTGTCGATCCGCTCAATTTGGTGACGAAGCCTGCGGCTGGCGCGGTGAAGATGGCCGACTATGCACTCGGCGTCACGACCGGGGCGGGCCCTGACGCGATTGCGGCGGCTCGGCAGGCGGGGCGCGAGGGCGGTGCCGCGTCGGAGGCATTGACCTCGCAGATGCGCCGCAACGCGCCCATCGACGAGATCGTCACCGACGCGCGCGCTGCGGCCGACCAGATGAAGCGCGACGCGCAGGCGGCCTATCAGCGCGAGATGGCTGCGACCCGCGCCAACCCGGCGCAGCTGCAGTTCAACGACATCGACGCGGCGGTGAACCGCATCGACAACATCGTCAATTATCACGGCAGGCCGCGTCAGGAGTTGCTGCCGATCCGCGACAAGCTGGTGGACCTCGTGAACGAGTGGAAGGGCCGCGACCCCGCCTTCTTCCACACGCCCGCAGGCTTCGACGAGCTGAAGAAAGTCGTCTACGAGGACGTGCTCGGGAAGATCCCGTTCGAGGACAAGGCGGCGCGCAAAATCGCTGGCGATCTCTACGACGCGGTGAAGGGCACCATCGTCAAGCAAGACCCGACCTATGCGAAGACGATGGCCAATTACGAAAAATATTCGACCGCGCTGCGCGAGATCGAGCGCACGCTGATCGGCAAGCCGAACGCGCCGGTCGATGCGGCGCTGCGCAAGCTGACCTCGATCATGCGCAACAACGTCAACACCAACTTCGGCAAGCGCGCCGACATGGTACGCCAACTCGAGGCCGCAGGCGCGCCGCAGCTCACCGACAAGATCGCGGGCGCGTCGCTCAATTCGTTGGCACCTCGCGGGCTCGCGCAGGTGGCGAGCGGCGTCGAGCTATTCCACGCGCTCGGCGATCTCGCCAGCGGCCACGTCGGCTCGCTCGCGCTGATCCCGGCGACGCTCGCGGCGGGCTCGCCGCGTCTTGTCGGCGAGGGCTCGCACGCGCTCGGCGTCGCGCAGCGCTACATGGATCAGTTCGGCTATCCGGCGCTGGAGGCGTCGCGCCAGATCGGCCGCGTCCCGCGACTATACGTTTCACCAAACCGCGATCAGTAGCCCGCCTCTGGCGGGCTTTTTGTTGAGGCACAGATGGCAGGCACCATCCCGCTCTCGCTCACCCAGCAGTTCGACGAGTTCGGCAAACCGCTGTCGGGTGCGCTGCTCTACATCATTCAGGCGGGCACGGTGAGCACGCCGCAGCAGCCCTATCAGGATGCGTCGCTGACGATCCTGCAGCCGAACCCGATCCAGCTGGACGCCGCTGGCCGCGTGCCGCAGTTCTTCCTGGCGGACGGCTACATCAAGGTTCGGCTCGACGACAAGTTCGGCGTCACCCAGCTCGCGCGTGATGGCGTCCTTGTGATTGGCCCCAGCGCGGGCGGTGGTGGTGGCGGCGGCGTCGATCCGACCACGCTGATCCAGACCGGCGCGATCCAGCCGTTCTACGGAACGGGCGTGCTCGCCGGTTTTGTCCGCATGAACGGGCGTACCATCGGTTCGGCGTCGTCGGGCGCATCGGAGCGCTCGAACGCAGATTGTCAGGCGCTGTTCAATTTCCTCTGGAACGCTGACAGCAGCCTCGCGGTATCGCCAAGCCGTGGCGTGTCGTCGGCGGCAGACTGGGCGGCAAACAAGACGATTGCAACGCCGGATGCGCGCGGACGCACGCTCGCCGGTCTCGGCGACATGGGCAGCACCGATGCGGGTCGCCTGACTGCAACGTGGTTCGGTGCGCCCCCCGGCCAGCTTGGCGCTGGCGGCGGCGCCGAAACCAGAGCGCTGGCGCTCGCCAACCTTCCGCCGATCACGCCAGCGGGCGTCATCAGCAACGGCGCCATCAGCATCAGCCACAACGCGCAATTCCTCGGTGGCGGCGCCCTCATTTCCAATAGCTCGCCGGGTGGCTCGTTTCAAAACAATGGCGCAACCATCACCGCCTCGCAGGCCGCATCCACGTTCACCGGCTCGGTCGGTGGCGGCTCAAGCACGCCGTTCGCGGTCACGCAACCGACGTTGTTGGTCACGATCTACATCAAATTGTGAGGCGCGATGTACACCGGATATTTCGCGACCGCTTCCAATCGCGGCAACTGGTCGGAAGCCATCGTGCTCACCGACGCCGAGAGCGGCGACACCATCGACATCACCGGTTGCCGGGTGACGCTGAGCGTCGCAGACGAGCGGGGCGGCGTGCGGCTGAAAGCCTCGACCGACGACGGCTCGATCACGCTGCCCGATGTCGGCACCTTCCAGTGGGACTTCGATGAGACCCAGATGAGCGGCCTGTGCCCTGGCGCCTACAACGTCGGCGTCCGCATCTCGCGCGACGACCGCACGGTGCAGCTCGTGATCGGCAACGTCAACGTGATGGAAGGCATCGACCAGCAATGAGCGACGCCATCAAGCTGAAGGTTCTGCCGCAGTTTCCATCGAGGTTGACCGGCCGCGCTGGCATCGACGTGACCAAGCAGAGCGGGGAATATTTCCTCGATCTCGACTACAACGATTTTCCGATCATCGGCGCCGTCCCGGCCGGGACGACCTACGCCCTGATCTTCAATCCGACAACGAAGCAATATGCGCAATTGCCAATCTCGCTGCTCGGTGGCGGCTTTGCGGACGCGCCCAATGACGGCACGCTCTACGGCCGGAAAAACCTCGCGTGGTCGGCCGTGCCCGCCGGGCTCGCGGATGCCCCGAGTGATGGTAGCACCTATGCGCGGCGTAGTGCGGCATGGATCACTGTCCGCAGCCCTCTGACGGCGGATCGTAATTTGTTCGTCAATGCTGCGACGGGTAACGATGCCAACAATGGCCTATCGACCGGGACCGCGTTCGCCACGCTGCAAAAGGCGATGGATGTCATTGCGGCGACCGACAACAGCATTTTCAACAACGTCGTCACGGTCGCAAACGGCACCTATGCGCAACTCATTCTGAAATCCTATCTCGGTTCTGGCAACGCCACCTTCACCGGCGATGCCGCCACGCCGGGCAATGTCATCATCAGTTCTGCCAGCGTGGCGGTGTATGCGCCTGCTGTCGTCGGCGGAAATTTCTCTCTTAACGGCTTCCGGCTGCAATCCTCGGGGTCGCAGGACATCAACGTCGGCTCATACACCATTGTCACGCTGACCAATTGCGAATGGGCAGGCACGAGCGCCAACTATCGCATGTATTGCGCCAATTTCGGCAGGCTGCAAATCCAGGGCGCCCACAAGGTGCTGACGGGCGGGGCTGGTCTCATGCTCAGCGAGATCAGCGGATTTCTGTATGCCAACGGCGCAGCAATCACGATTGGCGCGAACGTGACCTATAGCGTTGCGACAGCGGTCACGCGGACGCTCGGCTTCATCAGCGCCTTTACCACGACGTTTAGCCTTGGCGCATTCGTGGTGACCGGCACGCGCTACCAAGCCGTCACCAATTCCGTCATCGCCGACACCGGCTCAACCACGCTGTTTCCGGGGACGGTGGCGGGCTCGGTTCTCACAGGCGGGCAATACACATGAGCAAAAATTACGACGTCTTTGACTGGTTTTGGATCGTCGGCGGCGATGGCTTGCAGGTCTACTCATCCAAGTTGCGCGACTATGTGGGGGTGAGCGATCCGACCTATTTGGACTGGCTTTCTGATGGCACGAGCGCAACGATGATCGACACGGAACACAGTCTCGGCGGCGTGATGGCGGTGTCCAACCTGCTGCGGCCGCTCCCGACCGGGGTGCTCGACGGCTACACCGACGCGCTGACCTTGAAGATCGCGCAGCAGCCCGACTTCGTGCTGTGGGTCGAAGTGTATCAGTCCGTGCTGGCGCTGCCGAACGAGGCGGCTGTGCTCGCCCACATCAAGACCCGCCTATGAGTGTTCCGTTCCTCAGCGTCAAGCCGCGCGCCATCAAGCTGAAAGTGTCACCGCGTTTTCCTGCGCGAGTGATCGGCCGCGCCGGTATCGATGTCACCAAGCAGAACGGCGATTACTTCATCGACCTCGATTACGCGGACTTCCCCGTCATCGGCAGCGTGCCAGCTGGCGCCACCTACGCGCTGATCTTCAACCCTACGACGGGACAATATGCGCAATTGCCGATCTCGCTGCTCGGCGGCGGCATTCCAGACGCGCCCATCGATGGCACGATCTACGGGCGCAGGAATGCAGCGTGGGTTGCCGCTGGCGGTGGCGGCGGCATCCCTGAAGCGCCGAATGACGGCATCCTGTACGGCCGGAAAAGCCTCGCATGGTCGGCGGTGCCAGCCGCGCCAGTTGTCCGCGAGATGTTGACGGCGGCGCGCACCTATTACGTTCGTTCCGATGGCAGCAACGCCAACACCGGCTTGGCGGACAATGCTGGCGGCGCCTTCCTGACGATCCAGAAGGCAATTGATGTCATCGCCTCGCTCGATCTCTCGATCTATCAAGTGACCGTTGTTGTACGCCCCGCTGGCGGCGGCAATCTCAGCCTTGGTAACCTGCTCAAAAACTATGTCGGCGCGGTTGCGCCCATCATCGTCGGCGACGAGACGACGCCAAGCAATGTCGTGGTCGATGGCAACGGAACGTCGTGCTTCCTTTCCGACAATGTGCGGCCGTGGCATATTCGCGGCATGAGGATACGCGCCACCTCTGCCGGGAGCGGTTTCGACGCGGCGAGCGGTGGCATCATCTATTTCCAGAGGATCGATTTCCAGACCTTCAATCAGGGCTACGCCCACATGCGATCAAGCGGGGCCGCGATCATTGGAGCAACCGGCAACTACAGCATCAGCGGCGACGCGGGCTTCCACGTACTCGCCGTCAACAACGGTTATCTGCAAAATTACCTCGCGGGCCCTGTGCCGCTGACGGGGACGCTCAATTTCAGCCAAGGCTTTGCCTACGCCAACCAGGGCGGCGTGCTCTACACATCCGGCATGACGTTCAACCCGGCGGGCGCGACCGTGACCGGGCCGCGCTACGCCGCGACCTCGAACGGCGTCATCGCGACAGGCGGCGGCGGTGCCAACTACTTCCCTGGCAGTATCGCAGGCAGCGCCAGCGCTGGCGGCATCTACGGTTAGGCCATGCGCGAGATCGCCAAGCGGGTTGTCGAAACCATGCGGGCAGCGCATTGGTCCCTCCCTCAAGATCGGGGGCTGGCCTTGCCGACCTCAGTGGCCGGTTTTCAAAATAGCACTGGCCTGTCTTGGATTTCTGGAACGGATTGAGAACAAAGGTGTTCCGGAAGACGAACATGAGGTGTAGCGATCCCGAACTTCATGCCCCCTTGAGAGTTTTAAGCAGGGCGAACTTTGTGACAGGAGGAAGTCATGAAGCGGTTCCGATTCAAACCGGATAGAGCGCTGGGAGAGCGGCTCATCAAGGAAGCCAGACTAGCGAGAGAAAAGGCAGAACAATTGCCGGTCGGCGCCGCGGAACGTGAAGAGCTTTTGAAGGTGGCCCGCGAAACCGACATCGCCGCCCACATTGACGGATGGCTGACTTCACCCGGCTTGCAGCCGCCGAAGTAAGGCGCTCGAATAGAAAGCGAGGGCGGCGCTGGATCGTAGGCGTTATAGGAGACAGTAAGGCCGCCTTAGTTGCAGTGCGTCGAGCAGCGAGGGTAGGGCAAACCCCTCGTCCTCCAAGGACATGCTTTCGATGCCGGGCTATTTTGGTTGTTCAAGGCGGGAAGGACTGACGGACGTCTAAAATTCTCGCGTCCTGCGCCAGCACTGTGCGGGGCGCGGCGAGGTCCCGCCGTCGCTTGAGGACTTCCTCGACCGGCACGGGCACCGCGTCGATATACAGCTACCGCTGTTCTGACGCGCTTGGAACATCGCTACATTTGCCAAGTTTTCCCACACCCTCAAGCTCGTGAGGGCCAACTGAAGGCCCCGGCTCATAGCCCCATTTGGGCTGGGGCCCTTTTTTATGAGCTTCACCTCTTAGGTCCAGGCCGTGGGGCCGCAGGCGATCCAGTTGCTCACCTGCAGGACGAGTCTATAACGCTCCTCATGACTGCTCTCACCCGACGCCGCAGCGACAACGACCAGGAGACTTGGCACGTCTATTTCGGCGACGTGCACGTCGGCTCGATTGGTTTGCGCGCTGGCGTGCCGACCGGCGCCGACCAATGGGGCTGGCGCGTCGGCTTCTATCCCGGCATAGAGCCGGGTACGCAGCGATCCGGTTCGGCCGCGACGTTCGACGACGCCCGCGTTGCGTTCGAGGGCGCGTGGCGGCAATTGGAGCCGACGCTCACTGAGGACAATTACGAGTCGTGGCGGCTCAGTCGCGACTTCCATGCGTGGAAATATCGCATGTGGGACGAGGGGTGCCGAATGCCAACGCAGAACCAAAGCGGCTGGTCGAAATGCTTTTGTGGCGAGTCGATCCCGGTCGCCTGCGACGCACACATTCGCTCCGTTCACCGGGGCATTGGCTTATGAAGCACGTCGGGGAGCGGCCCTACGCCGACCCGGAAGCCGCCGCTCGCAAGCTGATCGAGCTGGCCGCCAGCATCGAGCCTGTTCAGGATGGCCGCATCCACATCGAGAAGATCAACGCGCCGTTTCTCTACGCGCTCAAGGCCAGGGGGGCCGAGTTCGGAGCTGGCATCGATTACGCGGTCAAGCAGGGCTTGGCTCGAATTGCACGAGATCGGCACCTATGTGCGGCTGCTGGCACCGGGCCAGGACCTGCTCAAATAATCACGTCGGTCGGCCGATCTTCCAGCCGACAATGAACACGGCGCACTTTGGCGCGTCGTCCCACTCGACCCAGTAGGCGTATTCCGTCTTCATGCGCGTGGCGAAGGCAGGGTCGATTTCACGCGTGTCGATGGAGCCGAGAACGGTGCCGAATGTTCCCACCGGGGTCATGTCGCCCGGCTCAGCCCGCGTCTTCATAATGCGCGACCCGTTCGGGATCGCGCCCTTCGCCTGATGCCGGGAGAAGTCTCCGATCCAGCCCGGCTCGTTCGCCATCTCCAGCTTCATGTCGCCCGCTCGGCGGTGGCTCCGTTGAAGAACGCAGGCCCAGCGACGTGCGCCGCGCCGCTGGCCTTCGGTCCCTTCTTCTTCGCAGTCGCCACCCGCTCAGCTTCCTCACGCGCGATCTTCTGCGCGGTCTTCCAGTGGATCTTCTTCGGCTGCGCCTCGCTGTGCTTCGGCGGTTTCAGCTTCGCCTGTCCCCGGAAAATCTCGACCTCGTCGTGGTTCTTCAGATACTGCAGCTTTAGCTTGATCTGCTTGGGCTTCAACCCGGTGTCGCGCGGCAGCGTGTCGATGTTCGTCCAACGGTTATGCGCGAGGTATTCGACCAGCTTGATGCTGCGTGACGAGGCTGGCGCCGGTTTGACTTCCTCGGGCTTCGGCACGTAGGTCGAGATGGTGTCGCGCACGCCCGTGACGATCTTGACGAGGCGCACGACCAGCTCGGCGAGGTCGGCCATTTCGCCTCGCATCGCTGCGACCTGATCGGGGATCGGCAGCACCTCGACCGGCAGGGACAGTGCCTGCTCGACCTTCAGCTTCTCGGGCTTCTTCGGCCTGTCGGTGGACATCTTTAACGAAACATTGTCGGCGCGTAACAGGCGGCGCACGTCCGCGCGTGTATTCATGCGTGAGCGCCAGTCGCTGGTCGTCTTCGCAACGACAACCTTGCGCACCTCCTTCTCGGGGACGACCTGCCACGCGATCTCGATGTGGCCGCCGTTGGTGTCGCGTAGTTGCGGCCGGATGCCATGCGCCTTCAGCTCGTTGATCGCGATCTCCGTGAGTTCGTTCTGATAGGCCATGGTTGTTATCCTTCGCTCTCGTCGGGTTTCATGCGGACGATGTTGCTCACGCGACCAGCTCCACGATGCCGTTGAGCAGCCTCAGCACCACCGGGCGCAGCAGCGCCGGGATTTGCATGAACACCTGCGCCATCCTGTACACCTCGGCGTCGATGATTGCCGCGCTCTCGGTCTTGTCCCAGCCCAGCAGCTGGTGTGGTGAGGTGTCGAGCGCCTTGCTGAACTGGATGAGGCGGGAGCCGGACATGCGGTTGGTGCCCTTCTCGTATTTTTGTATCTGCTGGAAGGAGAGGCCAAACTGATTGGCCAGTTGCTCCTGGCTCATGTCCTTCGCGAGCCGCGCCAGTCGCAGACGCGTACCAAATTCCCGCTCAGTGTCGGCGTTCACTTTTGTCGGGCCCAGCTTTGCCGCCCGCTTCTTCTTCGCCACAGTCCCCGTCCTCCTGTTGGTGTCGCGAAACCTGCGACACAATCGGCCTTCTCAGTTTTCAACCGGGGCGCGATTGCCGTAAATCAACAGTCGAATCCCCCCGGAGTCAACAGGGCGTATATAGTTCGACCAAAGTGTGGCAGGCGTTACGAGACGTATTGTGTGCGACTAATCGCATAAGGTGCGAATGCAATTCGCATGAAGGAAATTTTCCCGCAGAGTTGCAATGTGCGGAAAGACTTTTCTGCATTGCGCAAATCAAGTGTCCATTTTGGACAGGACCGGCGCGATCTCCGCGAAGCCTTTTGAGAGGATCAGCGTGAACTTGTCCAAGTGCGGCACCCGCTCGGCGCGATAGGGCTCAAGAAAATATCGGCCCGCGATCCGCTTCAGCAGGCCGCGCTTCACCAACACATTCAGCCGTCGCATGACCGACGTGCGCGGCATGTTGAGTCGGGCTGCGATCTCGCTGGCGTTCATCGGGCGCCCTTCGGCGTGCCCCAGCATCGCGGCAACTGCGACCAAAGCAATGTTGGCGTCGGTCTCGCTCGGCGGCTGATCGAGCGGGACCGTGGTGGCGTAAAACGCCAAGCATAGATCAACGAACATTTCGGCCAGTGCGCGGCGGGCCTTCGACAGTCTCAACGGGATCGACACACCATCACTCTTTTTTCTACCGTCGCGGAGGTAGTGTTTTTGAGCGGGTGGTCCAGTTACAAGCCTGTGTTTGCAATGCACGGTTTCGGGCACACACATGGTGAAGCAAGCCCGCGCTCACCTCGACGTTGGCGGGCGTTGCACGGATAGAATTGCATGGACATACAATCGAGAAAACGGTGCGGGTGGCACCGGCCTTGCATTGGCACAAACTGCACAGTGCCGTCAGCTCTGCGCAGAGCTGTTATGCGGCGGCCTCGACCAATTGCGGCGCTGACGACAGGCCGAGTATTTCGCGCAGGGCGGCATCGAGGTCGTCGAGTGCCTTGACGCGCGGGTCGACGATTTGGCGCTCGATGATCTTGACCGGCACGAGATAGTGCCTGCGGGTGACCGGGGCGGCGTTCTTGTCCGGCGCCTTGTGGGTCATCACCTTGCCGATCTCGGCGTCGCTGTAACCCAACTGCTCAAGGATGCAGGCCCCGGTGCGGCGCAGATCGTGCGGCGACAAGCCTTCGGGCAGGCCGAGATACTGGTTGATCCCGATCTGGCTGCGCTCCTTGTCGCGGCATCCGCGACGGCGTGTCATGATTTGGAGTGAACACTGCGCCATGTAGCGCTTGTTGGCGGTGGCGGCCTTCCTGGACTTCCGGCCGCCGCGCGCTTTCGGGAATGCATACTCCCGCATCGGGTCACCAATCGAAAAGACCTGACCGAGTATCTCGCGCGCCAGACTGTTGAGCGGCTGCACGAGGTCGCGCGCCTTAGGCGAGCGACGCCCCTTGGTGACGGCGAGCGGGATCGTCACGGTGTCGGGCCCGATCCCTGCGCGTGGGATCGCGCAGCATTCCCCGGTGCGCAGCAGTGTCACCAGCGACAGCTTCAGCGCCAGCTTGGTGAGCGGCGAGCCGGGGCAGTTCGGGTCGTCGAGACCGAACCAGAATTTGCGCAGCTGGTCGGCGGTGAGGACGAGACCATCCTCGATGTCGCCGACTTCGGTCGCGCGGTCGTCACCCCTCAGCGTCGGGACCGGGTTGACAGTCACGAAGGCGCGGTCGGGATGCTTGCCCCATGTGAACATGGTGCCAAGCTGTTGCAGGACGTTGTTGGCTTGGGCCGGGTGCTTCTCCGTGACGTAGCTGCGGTACAGCTCCATGATCTCTTGGCTGGTGATCTCGCTGGCGACCCGGTCGCCCCACCATGCCAGCGGGCGGCTCAGCGCCGAGCGGATGCCGTCGTGGCTCTCCTTGCGGGGCACGGTGCCCCAGCGGCGCAGCACCGGCTCCTCGCAATAGGCCATGTAGGCGTCGTGCATCTGCCGGAAGGTGCGGCCGGTGGCGCGGGACAGGACGAGGTCGCGGGCGCGCTCAGCGGTGATGCTCTTGCCGCTCGCGACCAGCCCGGCGAGGGCGGTGGCTTCAGCGCGGGCGCGTGCAATCGTCCACACCGGATGTTCGCCGATCAGGTGCCACTCGCGCACCGGCTTGCCGGTCTCGGGATGCAGCCGTTTCTTGTTCAGGTACTGGTAGTAGAAGCTGAACACCCCGTTGGGGGTGGTGCGCAGCACGAACCCCTTCTGGCCCTTCACGGGGCAGTCGCTGATGTTCTGGCGGGTGTCGGAGGCCTTGAGATGGAGGTCGGTGATGTACGGCAT